CATCTGATCACGGCCATATCTGTGCTAAGTGGGGCCTCGAGTATGGTGAGGCTTTTGGTGTACCAGAAATCAACTTAACCGGATACGCTACTGTCGCTAAGCTCATCGATCTGGAGTACTTCAACATGTACACTCGCCAGGTTAAAAATAAAACCTCAAAGCGTAAGACTGAGGAGTATGGCTTTAAAACTACCACTGGATCTAAGCCGGATATCGTCTCTAACTTTTTCGAGGCGGTAGAGTCCGGAGAGCTTGAGATCCTAGATATCAACATCCTCAAGGAAATGTACAACTTTAAAAACAAGGATGTGCATATAATAAGGAAACAGGAGGGGATGACTAAGCACTTTGACTTGCTTATGTCTGCTATGCTCGCATGGGAGGGACGCAAATACGCTCGGATAATGAAAGAGAAAGATAAGACAAAATATAAATCTCCACAGAAAATAGGGGAGTACAATATGGCTTGATAGGATTTAGCGTATGCTATACTTTTAATAACTCGTCAATTTATATATGGCCGATCAAAATACACAAATGCTCGCTGGAGAAAAAGAGAAAACTCTTAATGAGCGTATTGTCCATCAATGTGTAAAACAGCTCCGAACTAGTCGAGACTTTAAACGTGGTCGACTCGCTGAAATCCAAGAGTCCGAGGATCTCTATCTCGGTAAAGTAAAAGCCTCACTCGCTAGTCCATTTAACGAGTGTTTTCCTTTTATGTCCGGCTTTGTGGAGCACTATGTATCTAAGATTGATAACCCTCCAACACTAGACTTTGGTGGAAACCATGAGGCTGACTTTAAAATCGCTGAGATGATCACGTCAGCTTTTGAGATCGAGAGTGCTGATCCAATCAAACAATGGGCTCGCATCGATCGAGAGTGTAAGCGTCTAGCTGTATTCTCTGGCTTAGGTATTTACAAACAATGGGCTGACTCTCCAGCGGATCCGGATACTAAAGAGGCACGATACCAAGCTCACTTTGATACTAAAGATATTTACGAGTGGCACTTTGAGCCTAACGGTGGTGGGCACTTAGAGGATCATCTTTTCTGTGGAGAGGAGGGAGTCTTTATGACGATTGAGGATATTAAGGCTGGAGCTGATGAGGGCTACTTTGATAAAGAGCAAGTTGAAAAGATGATCTCTGGCTCGAGTGAGAGTGAGTACAAGGATAACGCTATCGAGCACGAGGCCGAGATGAGTCGACGACGATCACTCATGCTGGATCCTACCAATCACAACTATGTCGGACAGCACACTAAGAAACTAGTCGAGTGGTACACCACCTTTGGAGGCAAGCGATACTATGTCCTTTTTGATGAGATGTCGATGATCTGGTTGCGTATTGAGCCACTCAAGGAGCTTTTTGGTACTGATCTCTATCCGTATGTCGTATGGCACACTCACGAGGATCGATACAACATGCTCTCAAAGGCTCCATGTGACGATGCCAAGCCGGTTGCTAAATACATCAACCGTCTCCTCAACCAAGTTTTATATAACCGAGAAAAGAAAAACCGAGGCCAACGAGCATACGATCCGGAGATGTTCCAGGATGTCGAGGCTCTCGCTGACTGGCGACCGGACGGACTGATCCCTGTAGATACGCAAGGTGGAAACCGGCCAATCGCCTCCGGTATCTTTGAGTTTCAAGTAGCTGGCCTAGAGGGTACGATCGATCTTGTTACTTTCCTTGATGCTTTCTCCGGACAAAAGACTGGCTCGACTCCAGGCTCACAGGGAGCGTCTGATAAAGACAAGCGAGTAGGAGTATTCTTTGGAGAGCTCGATCAAGTATCTGAGTTTATTGGTACTCGAAACAAGTCATACACTGAGGCATGGGCTCAGCTTGGTATCCGGTACATCTATGGCCTTGATCATCATCTCGATGACGAGGGTATTGCTATTGAGCTTATGGGTCCAGAGGGTATCGAATACACCACACTGAGTCGTTTTGATATGAAAAGAAATCGCCAGTTATCTGTGCGAGTACGTGGTGGATCTGAGGACTTTCAGCGTAAGGAGGTAGAGAAAAAGCGAAAGGCTGAGGTATTGGCTGGAGTGGTTACTGTAAATCCAGAATGGAAAGATCGAGAGCTCCTCTCAATCGCTGGCTACACTGATGCTGAAATCAAGGAGGCTTTTACTCCACTACCTTACACATCTCGAGAGCTGATCTCTGAGGCTATGCAAGCGGTAGAGGATATCCTAGTAGGTAAGACACCACGTCTCAACTATGGAGCGAACGTGATCTTTATGCAACGGATCATCGACAAGGCGACTGATCTCAATATGTCGAATAAAGAAAAGGAGCGAAAGATGGCTAACAAGCTCCTCGAGTTTGCGATGGCTCACTCTGAGATAGTGGCTGAGAATGAGATGCGTACGGTCCAAGAGATGATCCGTAATCGCAATATGTCTCAGTTTAAAAATCCGGAGACTCCTGGAGGTGGTCCAGTGCCAGAGATGCCGATCTCAAAGCCGGCTCCGACAGCACAAGATTTTATTGGTAATCCGGAGGGGACTGCTATTGCAAATGGCAATCGTCAGACGGCTAACGTAATGTAATATGGCTGACTATGTAAACATTGAGAAAAAGGTAAAAGATCTCCGTACTCTTTATAGATCAACGGAGGATAAAGCCGTTATCGACAATGTAGAAAAACAACTCCGTCGAAACATAGCTAAATCGCAAATCGCTGGGATTGATGTGATCCAGGAGCTTATTAGAGCCACTCAAAAAAAGATAGACGATATAAACCTCATGCTCCAGTGGGATCGAGAGCTCACAGATGATGAACGTCTCCGATTGATGGATGAGCGTAAGATCCACTTGTTTTGGATTGATCGCTTGGATCCAGGACAAGCTACAAAGATTATTAACGAGCTCGAGACTTTTGTTGATAAAAAGATCACAGAGGCCTCAGCTTTAGAGTAATATATAAAGGTATGGCAAAAACATTAAGATCTATAAAACCAAAGAGCTCACAAGAACGATACTCTTTTTATAGTGAAAAGAAAAAAATGCTCCCATCTGTCCACTTCTCCGAGGTCGATTTTCCGGAGATTGATAAGTGGCAGATCGGAGAAAAGTATCGAGTCGAGATGGTCATTGAAATGAAAAGTAAGGATGAGCAAACTGGTGGCTTTGACATACATCAATTTGGGGCCACTCCGGAGCGTGTGAAACGCAAAAGGAGTTAATATTAAGTTTAATTGCAATTACATTTATGGCTAAAAATACAGCTAAAAAGACTACAGCTAATAAGGCTAGTAAGTCGACTGCTCCTACTAAGGATGCAGAAACAAAAAAGATTGATGCTCTGATGGCAGAACTTAAACCGCTTGAGGATCAAGTGGACTTTGAGTATCCGGAGGAAAAGACAGTTGAGTCTCTTACTGAATTGCTCGAGGAAGTGAAAGCTACTCTTGCTGATGATGAGGACGAGGAAACTGTAGGCGATGAGGAGGGAGGAGAGGGAGAGGGCGACGAAAGTGACGACGAGGAAACGGACGAAAGTGACGACGAGGATGCTGATGCAGAGGATGATGAGTTTGATGGCGATCCAAACGTCGCACGTCCTACAGCTCTTAATAAGGATGAGATCGATGCTATTGAGGAGGAGGTAGGTGACATCAAAGGCGATGCCATCTGTATCGTGGAGGGCAATCAGCTCATCCGTACGTACTATGATGCTACTCACTCTGAGGAGGGATCTAGCTTTAAGGATAAGGCAGAGGGCTTTGTTACAAAGCGAACAGCACAACATGCTGAAAAGGATAATGGTAAAAAGTGTAAGGCTGTAGATGCTAATACCATCAAGCAAGTCTATACCGTTTTCCGTCGTGAAACTGGTAAGGGTGACAATCGTCGTGTCGAACTACAACGGGTCGAGTTTAGTTTGAAAAATAACGGTAAGACGTTTAAGGAGCAAGCACATGCTCTTGCATTGAAAGTAGCAAACACTCCAGGACAGGATGGTCCAGGTGTAGTTGTGCTCTCGTAAGTTATTAACTGAGGCAGTTATTGCCTCAGTGCTGGATCTCTAGGTCGAACACAGACGCTCGTCTAGTGAGGGATACAGCACTGAGGCCATAATAAGCCTCTCTCCTGTAATGGGACGGAGCTCTTACTCCGACATCAAAGACTATCTGCTCTAGTCGGCAGATTGAAATAATGACTAAAACCTATGGTAAATAAAAATAAACCAGAAACCGATCCAGAGCTGGATGCAGAGCTGGCTGAGGTGGAAAGAATGAATGGCGACTTCATGGATCTCGATGAGGACAAGGATAAGGAGCATCAAGACGATGCAGATGAGAATGATGAGAGTGACGATGACTCTCAAAAAGGCGACGATGAGGAGGATGATAATGATAGTGATGACGACCAGGATGATGAGGATACTGACTCCGAGGATGACGACGACTCCGATGAGGAGGACGAGTCTGACGAGGATGATGAGGATAGCAAGGACAAGGGTAAGGATAAGAAAGATGACAAGCGAGTCCCTCGTAGCCGTACCGAAAAGTATATTCCAATCCCGAAGTATAAGGCTGAAAAAGCTCAGTGGTCTGAGGAAAAGGTACAACTCCAGGGTCAGATCGATACGATGCAAAAGCAACTTAAAGGTCTGACTAAGGAGGAAACTGACGATGTAATCGAAAAATGGGCGGAGGAAAATGATGTAAGCATAGATCAAGCCAAAGGCTTGGTAGATCTCATTAAGAAATCTACTGGTATCGAGGATATCGCTAAGCACGTCGAGGCCTTAAAAACCAAGACGAATGATGAGGAGGATGCAACAGCATTTAATAACGAGTGGGGTGAGGTAGTACCGGAGATCCAAAAAGAGTTTCCGAACGCCTCAAAGGGTGCAATCGCACGAGCTCAAAAGCTCATGGATCAAATGGCACACACTCCTCGTTATGCTGACAAGGATCTCGATTATATTCTCTTTAAAGAGAAAAAGCAGTTTACCGAAGTACTCAACTCAAAGGCTCCGAAAAAAGGTCCAGTCGGTAGTCGACGGCCTGGTGCATCAAAGACTGATGCTACCTCGATGAACTTTGAGAAAGACAGCAAAACTGGCAAGTATGACTTTACTTCACTTCACGGTATGAAAGATGGTCCAGAAAAGGAGAAAGTTTTAAGTAATCTTTCTCCAGAGGCATACTCTGAATACATTGATGATATCGATGATGGGGATCTGGAAATCTCTAGGGGTGGTCGTAAGATCAAAGCGTAGTAGCTTAGATCAATCGGGTAATACGGTCACAGTCCCATTACAAAAGGGCTTATTAACCTAATCATATAAAAACTATATGAACCCGAACACATTTCCGATGCAACAAACTTGGGACAAAGTGTACCAAGTAACGCATCACAAAATCCCTGTGTATCCGGCAGTTTCAAACTACCGGCTTGCATCTGGTCTGGAAAAAGGTGACACAGTAAACCGACAGTACCGCTCAGCGATGTACGCTCGGCCTATGGGTGGAGACGGATCATACCGTCGTCAATCATTGACTGACACCAATCAACAGCTCGTTATCGATCAAGTATATGAAACATCGTTTTATATCAAAAAGCTCGATGAAATCCAACGTCACTTGCCTACTCAAAAGGAGTATGCGATGGATGCCTCGAAAGCAATCTTTAATCAGATTGATGGACACATCCTCGGTCACTATGACTCTTTCAGTAATACACTGGATGCTGGTGATCTTGGAGGTACTGATGGAGAGGGGATCACTGTTACTACAGGCAACGTCCGAAAACTCTTTTCAAAGAGCTCTAAGAAATTGCAACGTAATAACATAATGATCGACAACTCAGCCAAGTTTACTGGCTTTAAAAAGGAGGACAGTAAGCGAGATATGGCTGTGGCTGTGATCTCTCCGGATGTACACGAGATGCTCCTTGAGTCTCTCGATGGTAAGGACTCTGATCTTGGAGACAAGGTCGGTATCCAGGGCCACGTAGGTCGTTACATGGGCTATGAGATTTTTGTCTCAAACGCTATTGGATGGTCTGGTCGTCTCTCGGCTGTAGCTACTAACTTCTCAAACGGTGACACTGTCACAGTAAACGGAGTTACTGCTACCCTTTTGACAACACTTGGTACTACTCCAGGTAACGTACAACTTGGTGCATCACTTGCTCTATCAATCGATGCTCTTGTAGCGTTTTTCAACGACTCAGAGGATCTTGAGGTAGATGCAGATGGTGTTGGTGGATCTGGTACTGTAGGTACTCTATACGTAGAGTGTACACAGGCTAACCGAGATCTCCTCCGTAATGTTGTAGCTACCGACGGTACTACATTTATGGGTATCAAGGCCACTGGTCTAGGTTATGTAGAGGTTGCAGAAACCGCTACTCCAGCCGACATCGTGTGGACTCCAGCTCTCCAGGTACAACACTGTCTCTTTGGTATCGCCAACTCAATCGATGCGGTGATCCAAAAGACTCCAAGTGCTATGACTCAGCCTCGTACTGGGTATGTAGGACTCGACGTTGTAACTTGGTCAGCTTGGGGTGCTCGAGTATTCCAGGAGGCTATCGTTAAGATGGTCGACGTGTGGGTACGTACTGACGCTTACAACTAAGACTTATTAGCGAGTGGTGGAGTGGGAGGGTAATACCTCCCTCCTCCGTTACTCATAACACTTA